CATCTTCAACTTGTGCAACTGTCTTACCAGTTTCTTCTGCAGTTTGAAAGGATTACTAATGGAGTTAATTGTTCAAAGTATAATTCCATTTCATCATATCCACCTTCTGTTAATGCATAATCTAAAGTATTTAAAATTAAGTTTTGGAATGGAGCAATTGTCATTGTTTGTAAGATAGAGAATGCAGTTTTCATTTCTTCTGATTGAGATGAGAAACCATTGTTTGCAGTTCTAATACCAAACAATAAAGGTGATGTAATTTTATGTCCTACCAAAATTCTATCTTGTGCATATTCTGCAATGTATTGGAATTTCTCATGTAGGTTATCTACTTGAATTGGTGTTATAGTTGGTTGATTTTCTTTATCATCGTTAAATGATACCATGAATCTACCACCATTATTAGTACCAGTAAATTTAGCATATAATAAATCTTCAATCGTTTGTCTTTCTTCAGGTGCTGGTACTCCGTTATTGAAGTTAATCATTAACGTTGGTAAAAATCCATTCGTTATAGAGTTGATGTGAAGATTTGATAATTCACCTTCTGCAATTGCGAACTGAAGAGCAGATACCCAATCAGGTAAAGAATAATAATATAGATTAGGTGAATAATCTTTGATATATAAGATTTCTCTTTTTTCATTAGATGTACCAAATGCTGGAATTTTAATTTTATCTTTTATCTTTCTTTGGTCTTTCCAATCGGTACAATAGTAGAAATTCTCTACTCTTGTATTATCATACAATTTCTCAGCACGAAGAGTTTGTACTGGAATATGATAAAACTTTACAACCTTTGTATGGTCATCGTTCCAATAAACTTGATAAGCTGCATTTCCATATAATTTCAAATCAAATGCTACTCTCTTTGTTTCTTCTTGAGGAATTAACCTTTCAAATGATTTTTGTAAATCTGGATTAGATGTGTATAACCCTTTACCAAAAATCAAATCAGCTAAGTTGTTTACTGAAGTTGAATTTGTAGTTGAATCGTTATAAGCCATAACTACTGCATCCCAAAAATCATCTTGTCCAAATACCCCGAATGGCACCCAAGCGTATCTTGTTTTGGTATCCTCTGAAATGTGTGGTAAAACCGAATCAGAGAAATTTACCACAGAAAACTTTTGTTCTTTATTAATTGCCTTTGCGTTCATATTATGTAATGATTATATATTCGTTTGTTGATGTGTGAGATTTTAGTTCCTCATCTAATGGAATTTGTGGTTTGTATTTCGGTTTATCATGTGATTGAGAATGGAATACATTAAATGAACCATTCCATATTGGTTCATTATTACCAGTTGCACTTAACTCTGCTCTATATTCTTGACCTTGTACCGCTCCACTTATCGATGCTGTAAAAGATAATAAAGATTCATAATCATTTATCGAAATACCTGATAATGAAGCAGTAGTATTTGTTAAGGTTGTCATATCTTGTAAACTCATTGTCAAATCAGTTTGAGTATTTGCAACGGTTCTTATAGTATATGAATTAGATTGTGATATGAAATAAGTCAGCATTATCTATAAATTATCTTGTTCTTATAATATAATAACACAAGATTTAGTATAAATATCACAAATAAAAAAACCCCACCTTGTGAGTGGGGTTTTTCAAGAAATATATATAGGAACTTCATATAAGGGATGAAGTATTACTCCTGATATATCATTTATACTGAATTATGAATTAGTTCCGTATACGATTGTAGGTGCAGCTATTAATCCAGCGAAAGCATCTGATTGTGTTGAACCTGATAAAAATGCAGCTGGTAATTTCTCAGTACCAGTGAAAGTTAATGAATAACCGTAAAGGTCTCCCATTGCTCCACCAGTTTGGATTGTACCTGCTGTCATATCAGCACCTTCATGTTCACCAACTAACAACGCATCTCCATTCATTGTCCATACAATAATCTGAGGTCTTCCGTATGCCAACAACTTTAATTGAGTTGTCATTTCATTGGTTAACTTCTTCAGATTCAAAGTTAATTCTTGAGAGAAGAATGTTGTACCATTATCTCTTGAAGTATTAACAGTTTCTGTGTATGAAGAATTTCCTTTTAATTCATAATAGTATACTGTTTCTCCTGATAGAGTAGTAATCTCTCCATCGCCGTTTTTCGTGAAAGAACCGGTAGTAAAGTTCAAAAAGTAAACTCCTTGAAGTCCACCTACTGAGTCTTTACAAACTTCGTTTCTTCCTGCTGTGATATTACATGCCATACTATTAAATGTTTTGTTAAGTTAGTAAAATTAATATGCTCCGTAGTAAACGATGTCTTGACCGATACCGAACTGAACACCAGCGGTATATCTCATGATGATTCTATAATTCTGAGAACCATCTAGGTTAGCCATGTCTAATACACGAACTTCGTTGTGGTCTGATAACAAACCGGTGCCGAAGAACAAGTTAGATTTTTGTGCTGCCACAATCTTATCATCACTCATACCTGGGCAAAGTACGATTTCAACACCATTAAAGTTGAATGGTTTCTCTCCAACGTTCATTTGGTTGTTCCAACCATTTGCTCCGATAGCACCACCTGCAAGAGCTTGTTGATAAGCCTTAGCAACTTTAGTACCAACGTAGATTAAAAGGTCTTCTTTACCATAAACGGCAGAAGGGATAGTTTCAACTACTGAGTTCAATTTATCTAATACGTTTCCTGAAGTTACAGAACCAGAGATGATTACTGAACCTGATTTAGCAGCTAATACTGCTCCAGCTCCACCTGCTGCGATAGAAGATGAGAATGCTGTTTGGAATCCTAAGAAAGAACCATTACTTGCAGTTCCTTGCCAGATTGCAGTTTCAGTAGCCTGAGCAACGTTTCCAGCAACATAAGAGATTAAGTAATCATTGAATGAAGCAGGGATTGTATCGAATGCAGAGAAACCTAATTGTAAAGATTCCCATGAGTCAACGAATTCTTGCTTACATAATTCAAGGTTTACTTGAAGTTCTTTTGGTTCTAAGATTCTCTCAGAAAGAGCAACTGAACCAGAAGTTACGAAATCACAAGAAGCATCTTGTACGATTCCTGATACGTCAAGTTTCTGAATTACAGATTTATACTTAACGTTTGGTTTGATAGTTACCAATTTGTTATCCAAGGTCTTAGCAGAAAGAAGAGCAGCTGCTATATACTCGCCTGCGCTTTCTCCGGAATAAGTGTTTTGTGTAAAAGTTGGTAACACAAAGTTTTGTCTTTTTTTCATTTTTGTCAAAAATTTGGGTTAATTAATTATTTTTGTATAATCTTGCAAGAACTCTTTCTTGTGAAGATAGATTTCTTACAACTCTATTATTTTCTTTCATGATAGAGAACTTTCTTGCCTCAACAGGAGCACCATCCAACTTAGGTAAGTCTTCTTCTTCCTCCATGTCTTCTTCAATATCAGCTTCTTTATCAACAACTTCTTCCTTAACTTCTTCTTGCATCTTGATTTTCTTTTCAAGTTCTTCGATTCGGTAAGAAAGTTCTTCGATTTGTTTTGCGATGTCTTTATCAGCACCAACGATTTCTCCTTGGTCTACATCAGCAGGAACACCATCACCAGTTGAAGGAATATCACCAGGTGCTGTTTCGTAAGTTTCTTCTTCCATTTCAATTGGAGCATCTTCAGGGTTTGAAGCTGGGATATCTTCTGCTTCTTTGATTTCTACATCTTCTAATTCTACGTTTTCTCTTTCAACGATTTCACCATCTTTAGTAATTACTTTAATGATATTTTCGTTTCCTGATTCATCACGAAGTACTAGTTCATGTTCTCCATCTGGAGCAGGAGTTTTTGTTCCATCTTCAGAAACAACTTCTAAAGGTTCTCCTACATCAAATGTAGGTGATTCCACGATTGTTCCGTCTTTTAGTTTAGCATATGTTAATTGTACTTCGTTTGATTGAAGTAAAGTAACTAACTTTTTTAATACTGTTTTTGCGTTCATAATCTAAAATCTATTGTTTATATTAATAACACGGAATTTCCGTATCGTATTCATTTTTATGATTGTACCCAACCAAATAATAGGTATTTACCTACTTTTGGGTCATTGGCATCAATCTGAATTGTTTGGTTTGTATGTGAATGTGTTAAAGTAATCATGATATATCTCCTTTAAGTTTATTAATTAATTTGTGACCAAGATGAACCATTATGGAAATATAGGTTAGAACCTGATACTGCCAATTGTCCTACACCACCTGCTGGTAGTGGGTCTTGTGCTGTCAATTGTATTACTTGTTCAAATTCAACCGTTCTCTTAAACGATGGATTACCTAATTTTTGAGGAATGTTTAACCAAGTTTGTGGAGTGTAAGAACCATCCCAATCTTTGAATGATACACCACTTCCATCTACTGTCAAATATAATGCCTCATCGTATGTGAATGCACCATCCCAACCATTTAATAAAATCTCTGCACTTTCTTCAATAAGGTTTATAAATGATTTTTTATTACCCTCTTGCCATTGTTGTGCAGTTCCTTTGAATTCAGTGAAGAAGTTAGGGTTCATCAAGAATGATGAATTGGCACCAGGGTCATCCATCAAGATATCTCTTGCATTGATGTTTCCTGATTGAACATTTAAGTTTGCAGTAATTGTTTGTGTACCATTAAAGGTATTAGAACCAGTTGTTGCAAATGAACCTGTTGATGCAATCAATGAATTTACCTTACTATCATTTGAGGAGGTATAAGCATTGAACGATGCTGTTGTTGCTAATGAGCCCGTATCTATATTCAGTCCATCCACTGTGACAGACCCTGATTGATATGGACTAATTCTATCTACGAATAATCTACTCATAATTTTCCTATTTTTTTGTTGTTATAATTTTTATGTTAAAGTTACTGTTCTCCAAGATGAACCATCATGGAAATATAATGCTGAACCTGATGTTGCTAAATCACCAACTGCACCCGCTGGTAGTGGGTCTTGTTGTCTTAATTTTAAGGTTGATATATTTGCCGAACCTGATGAGAAGAAATTCAAATCAGTATAAAGGGTTTCATCAAATGATGAACTATATTTTGCACCAACCATTAAATAAGTTGGTGAACTATTAGAATTTGTTTGGTTATATATTATACCTGCACAAGAACCAGTATATTGTGTAAAGTTTAATGCTGGGAAACTTGTTGGTTGTGCTGAAAGAGCCATAGCATGATTTTGTGGTATGCTACTCGTTTTTAATTTAACACCAGGAGCATCAAAGAACATACCGAGAGCGGTAGAAGTACCAAATTGGAATGCCCCATTTTGCATTCTAAAATAATTTCCACTTGGCCAATTTAAATCTAATCTTCCATCATTTGCAAGTCTGAATTCATTAACAAAAGCAGTTGAAGATTGATTTAATGTAAATGCTCCATCTAATACTTCAAGATTACCTTGGAATACAGAACCTTCTAATATACCAGTTCCCCCTTGAACATAAAGTTGGCCTTTAATTATAGATGGATTGTATAATGATGATGATACATACAATGAACCCGTTATAGTTTGATTACCTATAAATGTATTAGAACTTAAAGTTGCAAATGAACCAGTATTAAT